GTGGTATTGGATACAGTATCTATATCATCAATTGGATCCCAAGTAATACGAACTCTTCCTCTATGGTATTGAGTACAAATAAAACGGAAGCGGAATACAATATCTCCGCGCCAATAATTGAAACAACGTCCAATCCAGGCCATAGGAATCATCTGAACTGTCTGACTGGGAGTACCAATATTTTGGAGACCAATTAAATTTGGATTAACAGATGCTGAGAAAATTAAATCATTAAAGACGTTCGTGCTAGTCCAGATAAATTGTGTCAAATATGACTCCCTTGCACATAAACCTGCTATAGAAGTGTCACTTCGAGTTAGAACGTCAGCACATCCAGCCGCTTTAGATAAAGATTGTTTAGGATCAAATGTTAATTTATCTCTAGGCTCTGAAATTTCTGATGAACTGAAACCATGAAAAGGTAGATTCTTGAAAGGTTCTACATCTCTAATAATGGGATTATCCGTGTGTCCAAAAGCAGCCGCGACAGCTGCAACACCTTGCAAAGCAGATGATGCACCTTTAGCAGCCTGTCCAGCTTTAGGATGAAGAAGACCCAAACCTGGTGCTACAGAACTTAAGAAAGCCGAAGCTTCTGTCAAAGGTTTAGATATAGAACCTCCTGTCCCTTTATAAGTTTCTGATGAAGCAGGAACTGATGCTGTTGACTTGGGTGCAGAATCTTGTTGAGTAGAAACATCTCCTGCTGATAGACTAGAGGCTACTTGACCTACCGATCCACCAGGGTTTCTCTTTTTAGAAGATTGTAAAATGTCAGTGTTAGTTGGACCACAGATATAAACGTCTTCTGCCCATGCATACACTATAATATCACAATCAGTTCCAACAACACTATTTGCATTGGCTAAGTCCACATAAGTAAGTAAATCAAGACTACCCATATTGGTCAAATTAACTAATGAGTCAAGTTCTAACCATGTTTGTGGATAAATAAAAGGCGCTGTTATAGTACCACCTCTTGACTCTTGAGGATACAACCAAACAAGTGGTCTCTGAGACAAAGGTATTAGAACATTGCCTCCACCTACTGGTGCAGATAATGTATTTTGTAAGGGTGTATAAATCGCTGCAGTTAAACCATAATAAAATGGAGAAGCATTAATCATAATTTTAATCTTAAGATTACATCTCAAATATGAATAATTTGCTAATTTATTTCTTATGACTGTATGAGTGAAATAATTCTC